GGACAGCCACGGGAACCTTTTGCCTATGAGCGAACTTATTCCAAAGGTTGCGGACAAGTTTGCAAAGTTGAAAAGCGGGCCAGAAAAAACCGCGCTGGCCATGAAGTTGTTCGGAAAATCAGGCATGACAATGATGCCGTTTTTGAACAAGGGCGCGGACGGTATCAAGAAACTAACTGAGGAGTCTGACAAACTCGGGACGACGCTGACGGAAAAAGACGCGAAGGCGGTGAAAGACGCGACAGCGAACAAGCGCAAAATGGGGGAACCGGTGAAGGGTTTGCAAATCAGTATCGGCCGGGAGTTGTTGCCGAAAATCCAACTGTTTGTGACGTTCCTGACGGAGCGGGTTGTGCCGGCTATTTCTAAGGTTGTGGAGTGGATGCAAAAACACTCCGGGCTTGTGCAGTTGGTGGCCGGTGTCATTGTTTCCCTAGTCATTGGTATTGGGGGGTTTGTGAAGGTTATGCAGGTTGTCGCGGCGGTGACGAAGGCGTGGAGTGTTGCGCAAGGTTTGCTAAACCTTGCCTTTTTGACCTCGCCGATAACCTGGATTGTCCTCGCGGTTGTTGCGTTAGTTGTGGCCATTGTCATTGCGTACAAAAAGTCGGAAACGTTTCGCAACATTGTCAACGGCGCGTTCCAGGCGGTGTTGGGTGCAGTGAAGGCCGTGTGGAATTGGGTGAAGGGCAACTGGCCTCTTTTGTTGGCCATTATCGCCGGGCCGATTGGGTTGGCGGTTCGTTTCATTGTGAATCATTGGGACACAATCAAGGCCGGCGCGAAAACAGCCGTGAAGTGGATTACGGACAAGTTCGGTGGACTCATTACGTTTTTCAAATCGTTGCCCAAAAAATTGAAAGACGCGGTGAAAAACCTTTGGAGCGGTTTGTCTGACGGTTTCAAAGACGTCCTGAACTTTCTCATTGACGGTTGGAACGCCCTGGATTTTGGTATTCACGTGAACCTTCCGTCGTGGCTCGGTGGCGCAGGGTTGAACATTGACGACGTAATCCCGGATATTCCACGCCTTGCGGCGGGCGGTATTGTGTCGTCGCCAACGTTGGCCCTCATTGGTGAGGCGGGACCTGAGGCGGTTGTTCCGTTGGGTAAGTCTGGGGGCATTGGTCAGGTGACGCACGTGACGATTTCGCCGAACGTGTTGCCTGGGACTGAGGACGCAATGGCCCGCGCCATTGTGAAAGCGTTGAACGATTACCAGCGACGCGGCGGCCGCTTAGCGTTTGCGGGGTCATAATGGCCACGGCTATGCCACAAACCAAAGTAGAACTTTATACGCCCTACGGTTGGGCAGACATTTCGGACTCACTTATTACAACGCAAGGCGTTTCGGTGAAGCGTGGACGCGGTACACGTTTTGACACGTGCGGACCGGGTTCGTGTTCGTTTACGTTGGACAATTTTACCGGTAATTTCACCCCGGGAAATACGGCGGCACTTTATTACCCCTACATTTTGAAAAATGCGGAAATACGGATCACTATTGGGTCTACGGTTGTTTTCACCGGGTACGTTGACAGGTGGGACACCTCGGTCAATTCCAACGGTGAGTGTTTGACGGTTGTGACGTGTTCGGACCGCGGGAAATTTTTGAACAAAAACCCATTGGGTGCCTACGGTGTTGAGCGTGCCAAACAGTTAGTCTCAACCAATGGGGTTGTTTATCCTTTGGCCGCTAACGGCGCGGACTCCACGGCGACTTTCGCGGCGTGGCGGGATACATCGGCGGCCGCCCTATCCATTATTAGCGGTTCGGCCGGAACTTTTGAGTGGTCAACGGAATCCCCGCCTTTCGGGGCCGGTTCGTTGCGCCTTATTCCTGACAACACCAGCCAGGTTGGCCCTTGTGTTGAGGTTGGAAAAACGTTTGACCCGGGGACAGGTGGCACCGTGTTCGGTTTTTTCCGAACGTATGAGGGTGTCGCGGCCGCCGGTGTCCTTTATCGTATGGTCAGAACATCGGGCGGGACCGGCTACGTTCAGGTTTCTTTGGACAATACCGGCAACTTGAACGTCGGAATTGTTGCGGACGGCGGAACGACGGCAACCGTTGTATCTTCCACTTCGGGGTTTGACGATAACGCTTGGCACTCGTTCGCGGTGAAAGTTGCGACAACGGGCAAAACCGTCACGGCCTACCTGGACGGCGTAAGCGTTGGTACGGCTACCGTTGGCACGGCCCTGACCATTGGCGCGTCTAATCGCCGCGGCGTTTTTGGTGCGTTGCGAACGTCGGCGTGGACGGGCAACACCTACACGTTCCCGGGTTGGATTTCCACCATAGGCGTATCGTCCGCAGTGTGGACCAACGCGCAAGTTTTGGCGTTTCACAACGCGATACAATGGGGGGACGCAGGCGACACCATTGCTACCCGTGCGCAAAACATCATGCTATCACTTTACCCGTCGGGAAGCCCGGCCGTGACGGTTTCCAACGTTTCAGGTATGCAGGTTATGGGGCAAGACACAAAAGGAAAATCCGCGCTACAGGTATTGGAACAAATAGCCGACTCCGAACGCGGCATTGTTTACGTTGACCGGTTGAACGCGTTGAAGTTCAGGGGGTCAACAGCCAGGACAGCCGCAAGTATTCTCACCATTGACGCCCTAGCCGACCTTGACGGTTCTAGCGGGTGTAATTTGTTGACGGACGACCAACTCTTCGCCAACCGGATACGTGCGACAGGACCAGCCGGTGCCTACACAGCAGAGGACTCCACGTCCATATCGTCTTTGGGGATTGTTTCCGAGGATTGGAATTGTGTCGCGTATCAGTTGCAAACACGAACGGACGCCAGGCTTGCCGACCGGTTGAGCGACGAGCCGCGTATTGGTCAAATAACCGTTGACCTTATGACGGCATCCGCGGTTTCGTTATCGTCAGTGTTGACGTTGGTGCCACTTGACCGCATTACGTTGACAAACCTACCGGCGCAGTTAGGTGTGACTACACGCGACGGCATTATTGAGGGGTATGAACTTACGGCTTCAGAAAACACCTACACGGTCACGCTTGACCTTTCCCCGACCGGTTAATGATGAACGAAAGAGGTGAGGCAACGGTGGCGTTGAGCATTGCCGGCGCATTTGGCGCGGGTTTGCCGGTTGCGGTTGGTGTTGCGTTGACAACGGATAACGTCACCAACGGTTTTGCGTTTGTTGTTGCGTTGTTCGTTGGTTTGGTTTCCATTGGTACAGGTGTGGGGAAACTTTACGGCCGGTGGAAGCAACAGATTGAGGCAAGCCTACGGCGCGATGAGTTGTTGGCGGATTTGTGTGCCAGGGTGGCACGCATTGAGGACCGGCAGACGGTGATTTTGCGACACCTGGGGGAACTTTAGGCAACGGCGGTGCCGGGTTGTGAGCCGTCCCACTCCACGAACCCGCAAGGGTTCCCCGGCACCGTTGCAAACTTTTGGACGGTTATGAGATGAAACAACTAGGGAAAGAGGAATACCGTGCCCGTTTTTGTTCGTAGTGCGTTGACGACTTTTGTGACCGCGTTTGTTGCGTTGGTTCCGTTGTCCGCGGTTGTTTCGCGTGACTTTTCGTGGGTGCAGTCCGCGGCCGTTGCGGCGGCGTTGGCAACGTTGCGCACCATTGTTGCCGCGTTGGACCCCGGGAACCCCGCGTACGGTATTGGTTCGCCCGTTGAGGTGCCCGTTTTGGACAATGAGCAACCGGACGCCCCGATTGAAGGCAACTAATGGCGTGGCACCTTGCGCCGGCGTTGGTGCAGTTGTTGAAGGAAACGAACCAACGTTGGCCGCATAGGCCAAAGGGGAGCGACGGGACAGTTGGGGACACCTCGCACGCGGCCCGAAAGTCTGACCACAACCCCAACTCGCGGGGTTCGGTCAACGCGTTAGACGTGACCTACCCGGGGGTGGACCCGGCCGTCCTCATTGCGGCGGTGAAACGTCACCCGTCCGCTAACTACGTCATTTTCAACCGCAAGATTTACACCAGGAGCAACGGCTGGAAGGCGGAGCCGTATCACGGCGCAAGCCCTCACACTGAGCATTTGCACGTTTCCATTTTGCAAAACGCCACGGCAGAGAAAGACACAACCCCGTGGATTGCCGGCGTTAGCGTGAAGCCAACTAAGCCGGTGGCAACAAAACCAAAACTGCCCCGGTATCCGGGTGCGCGTGCGTTGCGCGTTGGTTCGCAAGGTGACGCGGTGAAGGTTGTGCAACTCGCGGTGGGTCAAAAGGTCACGGGAACAATGAGCGTCGGGGACGTGGCAAAGGTTCGCAGGTTCCAAAAGGTGCGCCCTTGGTTGTGGCCCGCTGACGGTGTTATTGGTCCCAAAACGTTCAAGGCGTTGGGGTCAAGTTCGCGCGTGAAAAAGGTGTACCGCTAGTCCACAACAAACAAAGGGGCACGGTTATGGGTTTGTCTGATGATTTGCGTACGGATACAAAACGCCCCCCGTGGCAGGTTTGCGGGGTTCGTTGGGTGTTGGAGCAGGTTGAGCCGGGGGACCGCGTGACCCTTGAGGGTGCGTTGTTGGACGTGTCCGTTTCTGGGGACCGGTTGGCGTCGGCTATTGGCCGCCACCTGAGTTTGCCGGTTTCGGGTGAAACGGTGCGCCGGCACCGCCGCGGTTCGTGCAGGTGCACAAAATGAGCGGGTTGAAGGATGAACTGACCAGGAAGCCGCGCGTTTTGGTGTTGGACATTGAAACAAGCCCCCACGTGATTGACGCGTGGGCGTTGCGTGACGTGAACGCCGGGCTGAACCAGGTGCGCGAGGTTTCGCGGGTGTTGTGTGTTGCAACTAAGTGGATGGACGAAAAACGGGTGCGGGTGTTTTCGGAGTGGGAACACGGTCACGCTGAGATGATTGCGCACGTTTGGGAAATGTTGGACCGCGCTGACATTTTGGTGACGTACAACGGCCCCGCGTTTGACGAAAAACACCTGAACCGGGAGTTCCTTTTGGCGGGGTTGGCACCGCCGGCACCGTGGCGGTCCGTAGATTTGTTGCGGGTTGCGCGTGCCCGGTTCCGTTTCGCGTCTAATAAGTTGGACCACGTTGCGCAACAGTTGGGGTTGGGTTCCAAACTTGCGCACGAAGGCCACGCCCTATGGTCCGCAGTGTTGGCCGGTGACGTGAAGGCCCGCGCCCGCATGGTTCGTTATGCCGGGCAGGACGTGAAACTGACTGAGGCCTTGTATTTGAGGTTGTTGCCGTGGATTTCACAGCACCCCCACCGGGGGTTGTGGAGTGGTGAGGAGCGGTGTTGTTTCGCTTGCGGTTCCACAGATTTGAACCAGCACGGTTTCACTCGCACCGCGTTGACGGTTTACGCGTTGTTGAAATGCGCGGATTGTGGCGCGTGGTCACGTGCCAACTTTAGGAAACACAACGTCACAACTAGGGGGGTCAAATGAGCCGGCCGAAAACGTTGCGCGTTGGCCCGTACGTTTGGACCGTGTTGTGGCAACGCCGCGACGTGTTGCGGTTCCACCCGGACGGGTCCGCTTGCGGTTGTTGTGACGCGCCAACGTTGACCATTGCCGTTGACGGTTCCGGGGCTGAGGATTATTCCCGGGCCACGTTGTTGCACGAACTACTGCACGCGTGTTTGCGGTGCAGTGACCCACACCTGGACGACGACGCAGAGGAAACAGCGGTCGCGGGTATCACGGGGCCACTATTGGCGGCGTTGAAAGACAACCCCGGGCTGGTCACGTATTTGGTTGGTGAACGGTGACGCGCGACGTGTTGGGCCAGGCGGCGGAGTTGTTGAGTGTTGAGCGGGAACGGGAATACGGTGACGCGCGAGAGAACCACGAACGTATTGCGGCCCTTTGGTCCGTGTTGTTTGGTGTCACGGTGACGGCCCGGCAGGTGGCGTTGGCAATGGTGTTGGTGAAGGTGTCGCGTGAGGTGTCCGGCCCTAAGGCCGATAACCTTGTGGACGGTGCCGCGTATTTCGCTATTGCCGGCTTGGTGTCCTGATTGTTGAGAGCGCGAGAACGGCCCCCTTCCTTTTGGTTGGGGGCCGTTTTTGTTTTGTGCTCATTGGGGGGGCAGGTTCGCCAGCATTTTGTCCAGGTTGCGCACGTTGAGGATTTGGGTTTCGGTGTTGGGTTGGTGGCGTTGCCATTGTTCAACAAAAAACCGGCGGGCGGTGGTCATTGTTTTGGCCGGGATAATCATTTCGTACGGTCCAAAGGTTTCACCACAGCACCGGAGTTCGTAGGTGATTAGGTGGCGGCGTATTTGGGTCATTGTGTTGCCTTTCGGTTTGGCGGGTTGGTTGGGGGCCGACGTGTTGCCGGCCCCCGGTTGGTTAGTCAACGGAGCCATTTGACCGCCGCAACACGTGACCCGCCTAGAAAACGGATGCCGTATTCGCTTGCGTATCGTTTTGCCTCGGTCAGATTTTGGACAGCAAAGCCAACCGTTCGGCCGTCCAAATACACAGCCAAATAGCGGCGGGGCGACTTGGTTGTTGGGTGCGCGGCCGTGATTAGTTGAAGGTCCGAAATCATCGGACAACCTTTACAACCAAAGTGGCACCACCGGCGTACGTGATGAACGTGCCGTCTGCGGTGTAGTAGAGGTAAGTCCTGACCCGTCCACGAAGGCCCGCAACCTTGCAAACAATCACCGCAACAGTCATAGGCACCTGTTCGCGCGGGGTGTAGTTGTGGTCCGCGTCCTCGGTTCCCGGTGAACAAATAAGAACCGTGCCCTTGCTGACCGCCTGGCAGGTGACTTTTTTGGTGTTCATTGTGTTGCCTTTCGTTCGTTGGTGTTTTGCTTATGGGTCCACTATGGCACAGGTGTCCGACACCTTGGAACCTTTTGGGCAAAAAACTTTCCCGGGAGTGTTGCCAGGGCTGAGGAACCCCAACCCCGAAACCCCCAAAAAGACGAAAACCCGCCAAACGCGCCAAAATGGCCCGTGACGGGTTCACCCCCCATTTGGTCCCCCTAACCCGTGGACCGTTTCAGGAAGTCCGTGAGGGCCAACCTGACCACCTCGGAAACGGTCAGCGCGTGATTATCCGCCACGGATTGCAACGCCGCCCACGTGGAGTCGTCCACGCGGATTGACCGCCTGGGTGTTTTCGGTTGGTTCGCCATTAGTTCGGGGTTCCTTTCGGGGGAGTGAGCAAGGGGGACACGATACGGCACAACACGGGACCAGGCCAACAGGGGAGTTTGGCCCGGCCCCGCGGTGCTCAGTCCGTGGGGACCCCGTAGCGGTCCAGGGTTTCCCGTGCCATTTTCAACGCCTTAGCCTGACGGGTCTGACGGGGGTTTTCGCCAACACGGAGCGCACTATCGTTGGTGAGGTTTATGAGAGCGTCAAAAATGCACTCGTTCAGGGCGTGGGTGCCTTTTTCCAAATACCAGTATCGCCAATCGGTCACGTATTGGACGGCCTCTACAATGACGGCCCATTTTTCGGCCTCTCGCGCGGACTGTAGGGCGTTGTCTATTGCAACCGCGTGGGTCACGCGTCCGCGTTGCAGTTCGTCGTCACGTTCCAGGGAGTTCAGGGCGGCGGTGAGCGCGGTAGTGGTCATTGTGTTGGCGTAGTCGGTGGTGGTCATTGTGTTGCCTTTCGTTTCGGTTTGGCGGGTTTGGTTTTGGGGGCCGCCGTTGGTGACGGCCCCCGGTTGGTTAGCGTCCGATGTTTTGAACAGTCACGCTGAGGACGCGGAGTTCACGAACCAACGCGTCGCGCAGGTCCTCGGTGTTGAAATCAAACAACCGCTGAAAGTCGGCGACAATTTTGAGGCGTTCGTCACCGGAAAGGTCAGTGCGTGAAAGTTGGGTGGCACTTGTGTTGAGCAGGTAAGCAACATCAGCGGCGCGGTCCCGGCGGACCTGCCCAACGTTGGCGTGGAAAGAGTTGAGAGCGACGCCGGCCATTTCGTTCGTTTCGGTGGTGTTCATTGTGTTGCCTTTCGTTAGTTGGTGTTTTGCTTATGGGTCCACTATGGCACAGGTGTCCGACACCTTGGAACCTTTTGGGCAAAAAAGTTCCCCGGGAGTGTCGCCAGGCACAAAAAACACCAAAATAGGCACAAAAACAGCACCAAACCCAACACCCGGACACGCCGACAAAAACCGAAAAGCCACAAACCCCGGACGTTTTGCCCTACCGTTCCACCAACAAACAACAACAACGAAAGGAACCAAAACAATGACCGAACCCCTGAGCACCGGGGACCGTGTTGTCCTCGCGTCGGGTATCACCCCGGAAGTTGGAACAGTTGGCGCGACAGGAACCGCAACGTTGAACGGCCACGCCGTACAAATCGCTGAAGTTATTTGGCCCATAGGTTCCGTACCCGAAACAACAACAATAAGCGGGGCCAGGAAACTCCACACCGTTCCAGAGTTGCGACGTTGCACACCATACGAACAGGTCGCTGACGCCGTTGCGCATTGCGTTGATTGTGCCGAGGTGTTTGAGTTCAACACCGTATGCCAAATGCACAGCAAACTCCTAGACGTTATTGGGGGCGACAATGAAAACGCCTAACCCGTTCAAACGCCGCCGGCCCGTGAAGTTGCCGCCACTCCACGACCTCACTTTTGGGGAAAAGTTAGCCCGCGCGAAAATGCGCCGAACAATCAGCGCAAGCGGAAACGTCCGACTTGTTTGGCCCGACGAAAGGGGCACCAAATGACCAACCAACAACTAGCCGACGAAATTACGGCACGTTTCACGCCGTTGGCGTTTTGTTGTTCGTGTAATGGCGAGGACGCGGCGTGCAAAATGGCCCGCAATGACCCCGCCACGTTCACGCAAATGGAAACCGTCCGCCGTATTGCCGAATACATAAGCCAAAGGGGCACCAAATGACACAGCAAGAGCACCTGTCCGCGGCCGTCGTTTTGCTATCCTTGACAGCAATGGTGGCCGGGTATTTTGTTGGTTGGGGCCACGGGTACGACGACGCCAGGAAGGAACGCCGTGAGCAAAGGTCCAAAACACCAAACCAATGACCGGGCAACCCGGCACGTGAGGTCCATTGTTGAGGACGCCACGTTTATGCACGAACACGGTGAAACCCCGGAAGCCATTGCGCAACGCTTGAAGTTGTCACCCCGGACCGTGGACCGCTATTTCTCGCACGTTGGCAAACGCCCCCCCTGGGCGGACCAATGAGCGAGGACCCAACGGAAATGGTTCGCCTACAAATCGGGCTGAAACGGTTGCGCCTAATCCTCGCAGAACAATCCTACATTTTGGAACACGTGGAAAACCTGCACGCCGAAACCGAAATAGGCGGGTACCCGTGTTGCGCGGAGTGTTTTCAAGCGTGGCCGTGTCGCACGCAAGCCCTACTGTTTGACCCCAACGAAACAGGCGCGTGGTGAGCAAACAATGGCCGTGCACCCTTGCGGGTTTGGGGAAGTTGGCGGGCGGTAAGTGTTCCGGGCCGATTGAGTGGCAACCAATCCACACGGGCGAGGAGTTGCCGTTTTGTGAAAAACACGGCCAGCAGGTTGCCCGTTTTCTTGACCAGATGGAAGGCGAAAAGTGACGAACAAAAGCAAACAAAAGGGGACAGCGTGGGAAACCGCGGTGGTCCGTTGGTTGGGCCAATGGTTCCCCCACGTTGAACGCCGAACCCTCACCGGGTCAGCGGACAAGGGTGACATTGCCGGCATTGTTGGGGTTGTCATTGAGTGCAAAAACGCGGCCGCAATAGACCTAGCGAAATGGTCCCGGGAACTTGACGCCGAAATCCACAACGCGAACGCAGACCTTGGGTTCCTCATTATCAAACGACGCGGCACAACCTCACCCGGCGACGCGTACGTGTTGACAACAGCGGCCTCAATGGTGAAAATACTCACCGAACGCAACGGGGGGAAACAATGAGTGAGCAACGCGCAACCGTTGGCTTCATCCTTTTGGCCTCGGTCATTGTGTCCCTGATTGTGTTGCAAGGGGTCAGGGTGAACCCGGAACCAACACCAACACCAACACCAACAGCGAAACCGCGCCAAACGCACGCGCAAAACAACCCCGAACCGTCACGAACCAAACGGGCCGAACGTGTCACACGTTCCACGGCCAGGCCACAACCGGCACCGGTTCGCGTGAAAGGGAAGGCGCAACGCTACGCCGCCGGGTTAGTCAGCGAAACACAAATGCGGTGCCTCGTGCCGTTATGGCAACGCGAAAGCGGGTGGAGTGCGACCAGTGACAACCCAACCTCAAGCGCGTACGGTATTCCGCAAATCCTGGGACTAGAAAAGCGAACAGGTGACGACTACCGTGCACAGGTGGACGCCGGCCTGGACTACATTGCGCACCGCTACGGGACACCCTGCCGGGCCTGGGCGTTTTGGCAAACACACCGGTGGTACTAATGGGGTGGTCCTACGTTTTGGCCGCGGGTTCCCTCGCCGGCCTTTACCTTGTGAGCAAACAACCGCGAACAGGTTGGGCGGTCCTAGCCGTGATGGAAATCCTTTGGGTGGCGTGGAGTATCTGGACCGGGGTGTACGCCCTGGGGTTGTTGTGTACCGCGTACCTCGCCCTGTACGTGTTCAACCTACGGAAAGCGGGCCACAAATGAGCACCGAACACGAAACCGAAATCACCGATATGCAACGCGGCGGGTTCCGCGTGGAGTGTGTCTGCGGGTGGTGGTTTGATTTTGATACGGAAGGAAAAGCAATGGCGGCCGGCAACGAACACGTCGGACACAACCGGCACCTGCGCAACCAACCAAAACCGCGCCGGCCTATTGCAACCAAACACCAACGGCTTGACGTGTACCAGGAACGCCAGATGGATTTAGCAACGCAATACAACTAACGGAAGCAGGGACAACAATGGAACCATTTACAGCACCAACAACACGGAAAGAAATACCCCGCGATTGGCAAGGCCGGCCCCTAGTGCCACAACCAACAGGGGGCAAACCCCTGGGATACACACGGTGCACAACAGCCGTAGGACTAACCGAGGACACGTTCACACTTTCGCAATGGTCCCAGCGTATGGTTGCCCTTGGTTTGGCGCGACGCCCGGACCTTTTGGCAATGGTCAGCGCGACAACGGACGACCTGAAAAGCCTGAACCGGTTAGTTGAGGAAGCAAAAACGGCCGGGGGAAGTGAAGCCCGCGCGAACCTCGGCACAGCGATACACGCCTTCACGGAAATGGTGGACAACGGTGCCAGCCTGGACGCCGTACCCGTAGCGCACCAGCCCGACGTGTTGGCCTACCTTGACGCAACGGACCAACTCACCCACGAACACGTTGAAACGTTTATGGTGCACGACGCGTACAAAGTTGGCGGGACACCGGACCGCTTGACCCGCTTACCCGACGGCCGGCTCGTCGTTTTTGACCTGAAAACGGGGGGGAAGCCTGGGCAACCTCTCGCGGGTATGGGAAAAATCGCGCAACAGTTGGCGTTTTATTCCCGAATGGTTTTGTGTGACATTGAAACCGGGGAACGGACCGCGGTAGAACTTGACCAGGCCGTCGGCATTGTTGCGCACCTACCCGCCGGGTCCGGTACGTGCGAACTCATTGAAGTGGACCTGCACGCGGGTTGGGAAGGCGTGGAGTTGTGCCAAACAATCCGGGACTACCGGAAACGAAACCGCAACCCGTCCCAACCGTTCCAAATGCCAACGGACCCGGACGCGGAACCGTACGACAACAGGCCCGACACAACACAGGAATGGCTTGGTTTGAAATGATTGAGGACGCGAAACCGTGCCGGCGTTGCGGCATTGACGTGGTGAAAGTGAAAACGGGGGACCCCGGCCCCATTATCACCGCGGAAGTTGACGCGGAACCCTTAGCAATAGGGCAACCGTCCACGCCCCCCTATTTTGAACAGCGCAACGGTGAACTACGTGAAAAGTGGAAACCAACACCGCGCGGCTACCCCGTGCACGCCGTACACCATTGCCGGCCCCCCGCGTTGTGCCGTTGGTGCAACCAACGCCACACCACAGATTTCCGCCAACCGGCGGGAAACCCAACAGAAAAAGCAAAAGAAAGAGCAACCCAATGAGTGAACTATTTACCAATCCCGCCAGCAGTACCGGTATCCAATGGGACGCGCTACACGGTGCCCTGTTGCTCATCACGGTCAAAGGGAACCGCACAGGTATCCAGACCGCCTTTGGTGACGCGGACGCCGTTGAGGCCGACGTTGCCGTCCTAGACGGTGACAGTAAGGGCGACACGTTTGCGGACGCGTTGATTTTTCCGAAAGTGTTGCAAGGCCAACTGCGCTCCAACGTTGGCACCCGGGTCCTGGGACGACTAGGG